TTTTCATTCCAATCTTTAATATCACCTTGCATCGGAATCTCAGTATGTAACCAGAATGCTTGGGCTTGTTTCAACCAACCTTCAGTATAATATACCGGGTATTCAAATGGCTTGTATGCAATTCGTTCTTTAAATAAACTCATATATTCCTTGTTGTTTATGTTTGATTATAGGCTAAAAATGCCTGGTAAGATTCTACCAAGCAATTTAAAATAAATATGATTATCACCCTAAACTTCCTCCCAAATCTTTGAACTTTTCTTTCAAACTTTTCTTCATTAGTGTTTCACCTGACTTCATATCTTGCTTGGTTGCTTTGCCCTGTGATGTGTCTGGTTCAAAGAACTGGAATTGTCCATTATTTGTATTGATTTTAGAAGGCAATGTAACCCCATCTGGACCGAATCTATTTTTTACGATATGTACTCTACCAGTACCTGATAGTTTGTCTTGTACTTTTCTAGATAAAGACATAATGAAGTCAGATACCATCACTTTACCATATGATGATGCAATCTTATCTGCTTCGATAATATCATCCTCTAACGAAGATCTTCCTGCTTGTGTTGCAGTCCAAATTGGTATGTCATATTCGCCGCCCATTCCCCTTAGTTCTTCATATAGCTCTTCTAATGCTTCGTGTTTATCTTTTGCTGATACACGTAATAGATCTGCATAATCTACGATGACTAAATCAGGCTTTTTACCTAGCATTGAACTTTTTTCAATATGTGCCTTTAGAGCCATTACTCCGACTGATTTAGTAGGATAATATTTAATAACAAGCTCGCCTGGTAAACTACCTACCTTTTGCTCAATGTCATCTTGATGATGCTTTAAGTTTTGTGCAGCAATACCAGTAATAACAGAATCATATCGTTGGCCGACATAGTTTTCATTTAACTCGAGTGTAAAGTGAACAACATTCTTACCATTTTTTATTGCATTTGCTCCGATATTGATTAGCAACCAACTCTTTCCTATTCCTGCAGGAGCCATTACGACTCCTAACTCTCCTGGTGCTAGTCCTCCGTCCATTAAATCATCAACTACATCCCATCCAGTTGTTATTGTATGTCGAGCTGCTTCATTATATCGTAGTTCTACGTCTTTATTATATTCGTGACCAACATTTGTATCAGCACCAGCCTTCATTGCAGAATCAATCTTTGTTTTTATTTCATCATAGTTACCATTCTGTAAAAGATTGACAGAATCCATGATTGCATGCTTTATTTCTTGATTCTTACAAAATTTAAGTATTTCATTTTTTACAAATGATAAGTCATCTGAATCCATATAGCGAAATACTTCTTTAAGCTGCTCCACAATCGCAACCTTTAAAACGTCATGATCAATTTCTGTTACTTTAACTTTAAGTACATCTTTTGATGGTGGTGTTTTATATTCTCGAAAGTGACTAATAATTACTTCGAGTAGCCAACTATTTGCGTCAGATTCAAAATATTCGGGCTGGATGATGTCAGCAATTTGTTGTAGGAATGATCGGTCGGTAAACATTGCTGCTAATACCTTAACTTGGAATCCATACCCGTATGCGGAAAGTTTGTCTGTCATATTCCTATTATAATATTTTTATGTAAGTAATCCAATATTATTTATGAGTTTTAAGTGCAAAAGCGTGAAGCGATGACCATGTTTTTGTCAACCACTCAGGCAAATTTTTCATTACAGACCACATCTTATCTTCCATAAACTGTCGTTGAAATTCAGCTTTATTCATTAGTGGTATCTCTTGGTCCAAGATATTTCGTATGTTTGAAGCTTTCTGTGCTGGTATGTCCAATAGTTTCAAATCCATTAGCCTTCGATTTGTATCCAATACCGTTTCGTGTGCTAATATTTTTGCAAATACTTTGTTTTCTGTATTAGACTTTGATTTAGTAATCAGTTCATCTAATGTAAATGGAACAGACGAAGCTAATTCTGGAATATTCTTTATGATTGTTTTAGGTCCAATGCCTCGAACTCCTTCAATGTTGTCTGACTTATCGCCGGTGAAAGATCGATACATTACATAATTTTCTGGTGTTACCCCAAACTCTTCAATAACAGTTTTACGATCATACATTTTCTTTTTAATAGGCGACCATATATTAATACGTTCATCTACCAATTGATAAAAGTCTCGATCTGTAGAAACAATTGTTAGTTTTTTATATTCGTCTTTATACATATCTGCAATATATGCAATTGTGTCATCTGCTTCAATACCATCGATTGAAATAAATGTAACTGGTAGCCAGTCTAAGTATGAAACGAGTCGACTAAATTGCCATCGCATTGCTTCTTGTTCATCTTCTAATGTCCTAAACTGATGATGATCATGTCGTCGAAGTCGTGTCTTGTTGGCTCGGTTTGCTTTATAGTCTTTTGATATTGTTTTTCGTTTTGCAGAACCACCTCTACCATCAAATACAATAATGCATCTGGTTGGTTTAAAGTCTCGTACTACTTTTCCAATTGAATATAAAAATCCTGTAATACCTCCGATATGATCTCCATCTTCATTTGTAGATGGGGTTGCTCCAAATGATCTAATAAAAGTATTTAACCCATCAAATACAACTATATTATCATTAGTATTCTGATATAATTGTTTATCATCTTTTGATTGTTGAATTTCTTTGAATAATTTTTGATACTTGTTCATATTATAGTATAATGATTTATTTTGCGTTTTCAAAGAATTGTACAGTAAAAATGGGTAGCTTTTACACTACCCATTTAATTTAACCTTCTTCGTCGATAAAGTCTTCTGTAATTTCTACATCATCAATTCCGCCATCCACATTAGCTTTGTATTTGAATATATAATCTTCACAAATTCTGTTATACAAACGATCTTTTACGTCTGTATCTATGAGTACCTTTTCAATAAAGTCCTTTGATTGAAATTTATATTCTCCTAAAACTTCGCCAGTATTTGGATCTACATCTTGATAAGTATACCACGCTCCTGCTTGAGTTACTAGTTTATACTGCTTCATCAAAGAAAGCCAACCACCGTAGTTGTCAATACCAGAATCATAATAAATTTCATATTCTGCTTTTCGATGTGGTGGCCCCATTCTGTTTTTCACTACAAGTGCAACAGTTTTGCTACCAACTACTTGATCACCTACTTTTATTTGACCTGTATTCTTAAGACGCAATCTAACTGAAGCGTGAAATGGCAATGCCTTACCACCAGCAGTCGTCCACGGATCTCCAAATGAAACACCCATTTTTGTACGAAGCTGATTAGTGAAAATCAAACATATCTTTTCTCGAGCTATCCAGTTCGTAACTTTACGCATAGCTTTTGATAATATAATTGACTTTGACGTTGCATAACCATCTTTGTCATATTCCATTGACATTTCAATCTTAGTAGAAGCACCCATAACAGAGTCAACTACAATTGTAACTAATCGATCTTTATCTGACTTACGTACATTTTCTACAATTGTTTCGATTGTTTCAAAGATCTCTTCAATAGTTTCTAACGGAACATATAACATTTTCTTTAGATCTACGCCAATCGCTGATAAAAACTCAGTACTAGTTGCTGATTCAGTATCAATATACACTGCCAATCCGCCTTTCTTCTGAGTTTCTGCTAAGGCGTGTGTTGCTAATAGTGATTTTCCAGATGCTTCTAAGCCTGTTATTTCAGTTATTCTTCCTACAGGAAATCCTCCATTTGGTCGATTTGAAATTGCTAAGTCTAATGAATCACACCCAGATGAAACCCATCCAGTAACATTCGAGGGAGAATCATCATCTCCCTCTAAAAAGAATGCTGTTTTATAATTTTGACCTTTAAATTGCTTATTAATGTCCCCGGCAATTACAGATGCTAACTCATCTGCCAGTTCATCTTTAGTTTTTGACTTCTTAGCCATATAACTCCTTAATTATTTATTGGTTGAAAAGGTCATCAAATGCTGCGCCGACATCTGAAGTTGCAGTTGCGCTAGGTGATTGTGAAGCAACGTCATTAGTAGTCGTTGGAGCAGATGTTGTTTTTTCTACATCCGAATCTGCATTTTCAGGATTCATCCAAGCTTTGAGTTCTTCTTCAAGATCTGAATATTCAGGCTCGGGATAAATATCTTCAATTTTAGGTTGCTTCATAATAAGCTCTGCGATACTTTTATCTTCAGTTGCTGGAGCTTGATTTGGTTTTACTCTAATTGCAGTCTTAGGATATCCGCCACCCTCTGCAGGTGTAAATTCTACATCAATATCACGACCATTTCTCAAATCAGTGATATCGCCATAATCTGGATCAGCAATGATTGACAGAAGTTCTGTGTAGATTGTTTTACCAAATCCCCAAAATTTAACGCCTTCTGATTCTTTACCTCTTACGATAACGGGAACATATGTTCTCATTTTAGGTTCAATTTTACGACCCATCATCCAATCATCTTTGTCGCCGGTCTTTTTAAGTTTCTCAGCGAACTCTACAATTGGATCTGGATTACCGTTTGTAATCGGAGAAAGCATACTACGTTTTGTAATGTCGTAGTGGAAATAAAGTTCTAGGAATGGATTTTCTTTACGGTGAACGTAAGGTACAATTCGTATACGTTGTTTTCCGTCGGCTGGACGCCATAGGTTAGACTTTTTGTTGTCTTGGTTGTTCAATGAACTTAGTTTGTTCTTGATAGCTGCTAAATCTAGTGCCATAATAAGTACTCCTTAATTGTTTAAGTTTATAAAAGATTAATTTATTTAATATAATATAATAAGTTTTGGACGTTAATCCAAGATAAATGTTTAAATTCAATAAGTATTTGATTCGTTGTTTAAGTGTTTAATTGTTAACAATAAAACACTTGAGTCTCTCCTCTTAGGACGATGTAGTTTAGTCTATTGATGTATCAACTATAATAGGACTTCCTTGTAAGGTATTAAAATAATTATCGGCTTTACCGTAGGAAGTAAATACTCTTACATCATTCTCATTTATAGTGATCCCGTCGGAGTAAAATGGGATGACAACATATACTTCACCAGGTTTAACATCAGTAATATCCCTTTTTAAATATTTTCCAGTATTAGGAGTATCTATAGCGCCAAAATCAGTCATTTTAGTTATAACATCTTGTTCTTTAAGATTCTTGGTTGCGAATCTTTTCATGTTTTCTTTTAAAACGTTCTTTTTCATAATGTTCTTTTTTATATAGATTTATTGATATGTTTTAATAATGCTACATACCTTTTGATTTTTGCCATGGGTGTACTCGATACCCATAATTACTTGTATCTCCCTGTGCTATGCTTCTTGCATGGGCTAACAAATGCGTTACGCTTCTCATGATATCATTCTGAATACCTTTAAAGTCTGAACGTGTTTGGACGGTTGGATATAATTCTCTGAATGCATTATGATAAGCAGTCATATTTGCTGTGTCAACTGGCTTATCTTTATAAATAGAAACAAGATCCCTAACGTCATTTTTAAACTCACTCATATCAAGACGTTTTGGTTTGATTTGCTCATATGACTTAGCTAATCGGTCTAGAGTTTTTTCAGAATGTTCTGTATCTGCTTTTGGATCAAGCATTGGTATTTCACCTTGT